GCCGGACGGAGAAACAACGGCGACGGCTCTTTCCCAGTCGTTACATGGCGTAGACCATGGTGTGATCAGCCACCACCATTTATTTGTATTTGGCAGATTTTTTCTGTACTTACGGTATTCATCCACCGTGAGGAGTGATACCTTATCCATACATGTTCCATACTCCGTCTGTCCATCTAATGATGTGAGATCTCTTTCGAACTCCTGGAGCATTTCTTCTTCAAGCTTATCCATGAATTCTCCATTAAGGTATTCACGGAGTTCACTTATTCTCCAGTCGTTCTTATCTGAATCGAACTGCGTCGACAAACTAATAAACTCCTCTGTAATCGCATGGTATCCAAGTTCTGTCTTATCTAAGATTATCCATCTGATACCCGAAATCTCTACTACATCTCCCACTTCCGGGGCTTTCTTTTTGCCTTTCATTCTCTCCACAAGCTTCTCTTCCATTTTCTTCACTTCATCAATGAAGTTATTAAAATTCTTTTCAAATGTTTCCATAAACTCTTTCATGCCTATTCCTCCACAGATACAAAGATATTAGATTTTAAGATACAAAATGGGCGAACACCGAGGTCGCGGCTACAATCGTCGCAGTTGACACGGCCGGACGGAGAAACAACGGCGAGGCAGTAACTCCACCCTCTTCCTGGAACTGACCAAGGTGTACATGTCCACCACCAATCTGAAAGACCTCTGTTTACTAACAAATTATTGTATTTTCTTACTTCGTCAAACGTCAGAGGACGTACTTTACAAATTGCTTCTCCATAATCTTTCTGCATATCTACTGTTGTCAGATCCGCTTCGTTCTCAATGATATTATCTGCTCCGAATACTTCTGAGAATTTCTCTAAAATCTCTCCATCGAACAGTTTGCGGACTGCTGCCAATTTATAATCCGGCGTATTATCGTCAAATACTACATTCTTTTTGAACAGATCTTCTGTGATTACCTTTGTTGCACCTTCTAACTGCTCCAGGACAATGAATGTCCCAATGTCTGTTGTAAATTTGCTACCTGCTGCCAATTCTGAAATCATTACGTTTTTCATGTTCTTAATCTCCTTTTCTACTTGTTTGTCTCTTTCTTTATGTATTTCCAGTACATCTCTGGAATCCACCATGTTCTTGTGCCCTGCCTGAATTCTGCAAATCTGGCACCTTTCTGATTTTTGAGTGTTCTTACGTACTCGCCTCCGACGTCGTCATACTTTGAATTGCTTTCTTCGACTCTGTACGTTTCCCCTTTTACAAATAATCTTTTTGGCATTTTGTTCCCCTTTCTCCTCCGGCCGGTACCGGAGGATGCTGCTATATTAACTGGCTCCTTGTGATACATCGCCAATAGGTGCGACCTTCGTTATATCTTCATACATGAATGATTTATATCCATTTCCCACATCCACCCATACAACAGGTCTTCCATCTAATGTAGTTGCAAATCCTTCGATTCTGCCTTCTCCTGTAAGCCTGCTGCCATCATAGGTCATGGCATTCTCGAATCTTACTAAGTCTCCTTTTTCTAAATCTTCATATTTTACAATCATCTTCCACCTCCAAATAGTTTCTTCCGATCAGTTCCATAAACTGCCGCCTGCTATGAGTTTCCTCATACTTCATCTGACAATGTCTCTGTAGAAGTCTCATATTCTCATGATTTTCATGCACTGCCTCTTTTGCAAATTCATGGTGTCTTACACACAGATCAACAGTAAATCCTTCTGCTTCTGATATATCTCTCAGTGGTCCTCCATAGATATGATGCTTATGTGTAATCGCATAAATTGCATTATTTCCTTCTAGGAGGATGCATAAATAACATCTGCCATCCTTCTGCTGTAAAATACTCTTTTTATGAGCCTTCTTCTTTTTCTTCTTTTGGTACTTTGGGTACATCAATTCATCTGCAGGCTGCCTCTTTTGCTTTTGTTTCTTCCGAATCACCTTCTGCTTTTTCTTCTTTTCCGGTTTAGGAAACATCAGCCCACTCATGTTACGCCTCTATAATGGTCTTTCCATTTTCGTCTACTTCTTCCAAGAAGAAACTGTTCCAGAAATTCGCATTTGTAAATATCTGAATACTCGCTTTTCTGAGTTTTGTTTTTAATGCCTCTTCCATTGCACTGGCCATGTATAAACTCAGTTCTTCTGTGGAGAGCTTGTCCATATATTCTTTTCTTGTCTGGTACGGACGATTTATGCACTCTTCTGCTGATACTTCAATTTCTGCTTCCAACTTTGTTTTACTAGTATTCTCGGTCATTTCAGGCGGACAGTATTCTGGGAAATCTTTCGTTAATTCTGTCTGTCCCGGCACCTGATCATCTTCCATTTTCTCTTTATGTGGTTTTTCCTTTGGAATCTCTACAGGACTTTCTGGTTTGTTTTTCGGTTCTGATTTTGTTTCCACTTTATGTACTGGTGTACTTGCATCCTTGGAAGTTTCTTTCTGAACAGGCTCTGCTGGTTCTTCTTTCTGCTCATTTAACTGTTCTCCATACTCTCTTTCATAAATTTTGTACATCGATTCTGATACATCCGGATAATTTGGAAAGAATACCTCTTCGAATGCTTTGGCCAATTCTATATATCCAAATTCTTCTCTTTCTCCCTGGTTACGATATGGCATTATCTGAATCACTTTCTCCTGCATCAGAACATTTGCTGTCGGCAAACGGAACATCTTGAACTTTGTCGGATTCACAATGGCAAGAATATCTTCCTCAATCCCTGTTACAACAATATCCTTTCTAACCCAGTCCACCATTTTTTCAAACGCATCTTTATTTGTTCTAAAGAATTCTTTTACCAGCATCTTTGGCCAGCTCATTTTCTCTTCTTCGATTTTTGGTGCGACGTCGCACAGCTCCATTTGCGGAGAATAATGTTTCTCCGTTTCTCTCACGACTCCTTTTGCCTCACGGATGTCTTTTACTGTAGCTTCTACTGGTACCGCTTCGCGGATCTCTTCCGGCAGTCCTAACATTTCCGTCAGCTTACTGCTGCCATATCCTCGATATTTCATTTCAATCTGTGGACTGTATCCTCCCACACTATATGTGTCGTTGATTTCCATAAATCTAACTGCTGTTGTACGTCCTATCCCGAATGTACTCTTTGCATACTCATAAATACTCCCGAAGCCTTTCTGCTTGTACAATTCATCATCCCTGGTTTTCTTCAGGTAATAACCTACAGCAATAAATCCTTCTGCTATATTTTCCAATTCACTCTTGATAATATTCGTCATGTCATCGATATTTCCGATGGCTCTTATCTCTTTCATACTTTCCATTAGCCTGCTTTCCTTTCTATCTGATGCAATTTCTTTTTCTTGAATGCTTCTACAAATTCCTGTACCTCTCCTGTCATATCGCAGTTATTCTTTCCTCTGCACTGAATAATCTTCCCATCTCTCACTTCCATGGTATAAAATGACTTTTCCGGTTCTGCTTTCTGCCTGATGAATAAGATACATGTCTTTCCGCCCACCATTCTGTCAATATATGTGGATACACAGTGATGCAAGTTATTCCCTTCTGTCCGTATTTCACTTGGTTCTTTCGGCAATCTGATAAAGAGTCCTTCTCTCTCCATTTCAAATCCATTCCAGTTCATCAACTGAATGGTTTCCTTGTATATCTCCAGCTTCTTATCATCTTCCGCCTTTTTGATCTTCAGATCCTTCTCCCTTCGTTCTTCAAGATACTGGTCATGTCGTGCCTTTAGATCTTTCGGAAATAATATCCATTCATTCCTCAAGTCATAACCAAGGCCTGCTGCCATCTGCAGATAATCATGGTATTCTCTTATTAAATCTTTAGAATCTTGAAGATTTTCTTTCAAATACCGCATCATCTTATGCTCTGTTGTATGCCTGATGTATATCGCAAAATTTCTTCCACTGCCATATTTCGCAAGATAATGAACATTCTCTCTCTTTGGAAGGATTCCTACTTCCTGGAACTCCCATGTAATCTCATATTCCCTTACTGTAGGATCCGTACCGGCAAGTATTTTGTAATAGTCCTTTTTCAGATTTAAAATCTTTCTCACTGCAGTTTCTTCTGCCTCCATATAGTGAATCGTCTGTCTGTTCCAGACAAACGTGGATGTCATTTCATAAAATCCACATTTCACTAATTGCTCAATCCCCTTTTTATAGTGGTATCTTTTGATGTAATGCTCTGGATAAAATTTCAACTTCTGTCTGGCAAACAGTTCTATCGCTGAGTACTCCATGCACGTCCCTTTTAAAGTCCTTTTTAAGTTTCTCCAATAAAGAATCACCGGATGTTCTTTTACTTTTTCATTCCAGCACGTAAAATCCTTATAGCACCACCTGATTATGTCCGTACTCTTGTATTGATAAAACTCAAACTCGTTTCCTTCGTGGAAATCCTGGTCATACATTTGTCGTACCTTCTCCCAACTGCCACCTTCTATACGGATTCCATTCTCATATTCCACTCTCACTTTAAAATATCGATACACAAACCCTTCTGCTGTCTTCTGAATAATTCCCACATGCCCCCAATCCACCAGGTTCCCTGACTTCTTCCTGCTTTTATACACAGTTTTTCTTCCACAATGAGGACACACTGTTTCCTGGTTATATTTAGGTTTGCTGATCTTCACTGTATGTTTACATGCAGTACAGTATCCTTTTTTTACATTCCGTCCAGCATCGTAGAAAATGTATTGAGGTAGTCCATCCGACAAAATCCAATCTCCAAAATCTTTTGGAAGTTCCGGAACGAGTCTCATTTCTGCATCTATCTTGTCCAATTCTGTACGATTTTTCTCAGTACTTTCCCAATACTGGACTGCTGCCATCGGGTCTTTTTTCTCATTGTCCGTGTAATCCAACAGTACTTTCCGTTCATCATCTGTCATCCACAATCCCTTATCGCTATACCAGTAATATCTTGGTGTGTTCTCACATCCACAGCTATATTCCAGCCTTTCAATCGTGGACTTTCTCCATTTCCCTTTCCTGTTATCCCAGGTATCATACTTGCCATCATGCAGAAATACTCTGTATGCCGGGTATTCCCTCCCCTCTTTTATCATTTCTCTTGTAAATATCGCTACTTCCAGAACGTCTTCTGTCCTCTTCGCCCTGTAATACCATATAAGATTCGGAACCCATAACGGACCTCTTCCGCCACTTGCATTGTATCCCTTATCATTTCTAACAGTTTCCTGCATTCTCCTTGTTACTTTCATTTCCGGAAGCTTCAGCAGTTCTCTTTTCTTCATAGCCTATCCCTCCAGAAAATAATCCCTCGCCCAATGAAACACCGTCAGATCCGCAACCCAGTGTCTTCCCGTATCCTTCTGAATCTTTTTGCAGTTATTCTCTATTCTTGTCATGCATTCTTTGATTGACTTCTTTTTGCTTCTGACTTTATCCGCAAATTTTTCTCAATACAAAGTGTCTTCAGATAATCAACTACAGGTTCTGCCGGAATCTGGTTGTTTTTATATGCGCTTGCTTCAATGTCCAGCTTTCCCATCGCAGCATTCATCCAGTCCGTCAGCTCATCAGACATCCCGTCGATATACGCCTGTGTCATGAACTCGTTCAGTCCATTCTCTTTTGCAAGAAGTTTGATGTGTTCAACATCTCCTTCTGCCATCAGGCCCGCTGCACATGCATTTATCTCTTCATAGTTATCAAAATTACCGAATGTCTCATACATCTCTCTTACCTCTTCCCTTCCTGTTTCTCCAATCTTTCACCAAACTTCTCATCGTTCGTCAGCATTCCGTTTATCCACTCCGAAAATGGATGCTTTCCCGCTTCCGCTACCAGTAAATGCTTTACGGACTGCTGCCACAGTTTCTTCCATTCTTCCTGATTCTCCAACGGTGTTCCTTTGCTTGATATGAACCCATTTTCTGCCCATGACTCCAAATTATTCTCCATCATGTTCAGGATGTATGTATTCTCCGTGTGAATGTGAATCTCACAAGCCTGATTCATCCTCATCAATGCTTCATTTATTGCCCGGAGAACTGCGCCGTTATATGTCTCCTCACATTCTCCAAACCAGTCTCTTGTGTGAGGAATCTCATTGATTATGCACTCCAACACAAAACCGTATCTTTTCTTGCATTTCCTAGTACTTGCGGGATTTATGCCTATGTAAATATCTACTCTTTTCACCTTTTAAATCCTCCTGTGCGTCTCTATCCGGAACATGGTGTAGTGACGGTATTTGTACCCTGTTACCGGGTTGATTCCTTCAAAGAATGATTCCTTATCTATGTACCACCCAGGTTTCGGTCTCGCTTCTTTCTGCCATCTTTTTAGTTTCTTCTCCTTTGGTGGTTTCAAAGGCATATTCCTGGATGTGGAATAATTTGCTTCTGTTACCACATGATCCAATGCATCTCCGATATCCTTTCTTGTTGTTTTCTCATCTTTGGTGATATATGCTGCCAGATCTTTGAACCCTCCTCTTTTATACAGAGGTTTCGGATCATGTACTCTTCCGTGTGGCCATGCTTCATTCAATAGTTTGATCAGATTCGGTATGTCATTTATTACCAGGTGCACATGCCAGTTATTTGATTTGTTGTTCTCTATGTTCCTGATCCAGAATAGTTCGCATCCATTCTTTTTGTATTCCTTCCGGATCTTTGTGATAAAGGTCCTGAAATCTTTCTTTACTGTCTTTATATCCGGCGGACGTGTTTCTCTTCGATATGTCAGAGTTACAAACCAATCATTCTCGCTAAAATACTGCCTAAGACGATGTCTTGCTTTCTTCTCTTTGTTGTATTGATTGATTTTCGCCACCTGCTCCGGAGTCGCTTTCTTCTTTTTATCTCTCCGATTTCCAGGGGCTCCATACCTTCCATCGTGATACTCCTCCACCTCTATCACGTCCGCAAAGATATAACTCTTTTTCTTTGTTGCCATCTTCTCTCCTGTGCCTATTTTTAATATTCTTATCAAGATTGAAAAAGGGCTTGAAAGTCCCTTGTTTTCTTGACTTTCCGCCCCACAGATGGTACTATACTTATAGGTATTCTTATCTGTGTGACGGAAGTCACTCCAGCGTATCTGTTGCCGCAGATGCGCTATTTTTTTGTTTCTATATATCGTCCAAAATCTCGATAGCATACTATGTATTCTGCAATCTGATGCACTGCAAAAGCTACAGCTATCACAATGAGCGTTACTAATGCTTCTACTGCTCCTGCCGTAAGTGTAATGTGCTCCTGCTCAATGCATCCCACAATCCCTGTGAGGTTCAGTCCAGCAATAAGCATTACCCATATCGCAATGTTCTTGATCCGTTTGCATTTTTTTCTTCTTTCCTGAAATGTCTTCAATTTCATCCTTCCTCCTTAGATAATTACAAATTCTCCCTCTCTATACTCCCTGGCTTCCTGTTCAATTTCTTCTATCGTGTGCTTTGTTGCACACTTCATTTCGTTATTATCTAAATATCGAATAAATCTTGCCGGATGCTCTATGCCTTCCTGTGTCTTCATAGCTTGTCCCTCCTTTACCGCCTCATGCGGTCTTTACCCTCTCGTATCCAATCGCTGTTAATGCACGGTGATTCCATTCTTCCACTAACTTCTCACGCTGTTCTTTTGGCAGATCTTTAATTTCAACCTCTTTCCCATCGATAATCACTAGATTTCTATATCTCAACAGATCACCTCCTATTTATATTTATGTCCTACTGTTTGTACACGTTTCTTCTTTTAATTCTCTCAGTGCATGCTCTGCATCAGATGTGTGCCGACACAGGCCATCGCCTCCCCATTTGTAACAATGGTTCTTCTCACACTCTCTTTTATTCCCATCACACAAATATGCTTCTTCCATATCTCCACCTAGTTCTTCTTGTTTATTTTTCTGCTATAATATTTTTGCGGACTGCAAATCGCCTCTTTGAAAGGAGGTGATAAACATAAGATTTTATAGAATGACTTCTTCTCCTTTACTTGCTCGGAAATACCAGCGTATTGGATATAAGGTAGTTGCTCTTTCTAACTGGGTTGGAGAATCGTTCCCAATGACCATCCACCTGGAGAAAGTAGTTTAACTACATGTGACTGATAACCGTTCTCCACTGCAGTCCACAAATCTTGTTTGTTCTTTTTGAATCTATTTGGTATAATCTTCCTAACTAATGATGAAAGGAATTTAGTTATGGACAGATTAACGAAAGAACAGTCTGATTTTTTACGTAAAATCATTACATCTCCTATTAAATTTGATACTCTCACAATCGACGAAAAAGCAATTTGCGATTTCCTTACTAAAATGAAATATGTCACCTACCATACCGTCCCTAAGACTTATTCCGGAAATGGTATATTTCAATCTTGGAGTGAAATAGAAACGATTTCTATTTCAGAAGCCGGAAAGATGTATTTAATAAACGAACAATTATCTGATGAACAGCGTCAATATCTCAAAGAACAGATGGACTCTTTGAAAAACATTGCTGATTCTGCTGAGACTCAAGCTAAACTTGCCGTTGAAGCGTCTCATAGAGCAGAAATAGAAGCAAACAACGCTAAAAAAGATGCTCTCTTTTCCAAAATACTTGCAATACTTTCCTTCCTCGTAAGCATCGTCGCAATCATAGTTCCGTTGCTCATATAACAAGAACTCTTATGAGCAAAGAAATAAAACTTATAACCAAAGCTACCACTGAGATAATCTGTGCTTGATAGCTCCATTTATATGCCTGTTCCCTGTATTCTTTTGTCCTTTTTAAGATTTCATCAATATCAGTTTCATCTTCCTTTTTTTCTGTCTTACAATGTCTTTTCATCTTCTACTCACTCCCTTCTGTTGAAAATAAATACTTCAAAGACAAATCAGGGAAGTATGCTTCCTGAATCGCAAAAGACTGTTCAACTGAAAAAGCACTATCTCCATTTAACTTGTTTGCCACACTATTTCGATGAACCCCAAGTAACGATGCGAGATCTTCTATAGATACTTTTCTTTTTGCCATTTCCCCTCGTAAGTTTAAACAAGGCATTTTATCCCTCCTTCTCATTTAAATACGCATTTGCGTGTTGCTATTGTCACATTATCACGTGTTTGCGTGTTTGTCAACAAAAAATTACGCAAATGCACATTATTTTATTGATAACAACTCGCAAATGTGGTATATTCAACTCACACAGGAGGTATTGAGATGGGAATAGGAAATAAACTAAGTGAATTATTAAAGCAGAAAAATATGACCGTCACTGAACTTGCTCGCAAAGTCAATGTAGCTCCAACTACTATATATTCCATTATTCAAAGAAATAACAAAAAGGTAGATATAGATGTTTTATTGGACATTGCTGATGTACTTGGTGTAAATGCAGAATATTTTCGAGAATCTGCGAAACCAGCAACCATCGCAGCACACTTTGATGGAAGCGAATACACAGAAGACGAACTTAATGAAATTCGACAGTTTGCCGAATTTGTTAAGAATAAAAGAAAGTCCTAATTATGGGACAACCAAATTAATATACTAGAGCGGGAGGTGTTAATATGAACGCTTACGAACGTTTAGAAGACGAAGCCTGCATGGACGGTATAGATGTTGTTGACTACCGTTTCAACAGTGACCGAATCAAAGGTCTCTATTGCGACGGAACAGTCGCAATCAATCAAACCTTAAAAACAACCACTCAAAAAGCAGACGTTCTGGCAGAAGAACTAGGACACCACTACACCACCGTTGGCAATATCCTAGACCTTTCAGATGTGCAGAACCGTAAGCAGGAACGACAGGCGAGACTTTGGGCGTACAACAAACGTATCGGTCTGTATGGCTTGATTAGAGCTTTTGAGCATGGTTGTAAATCGAGACATGAGGTTGCTGAATACTTGGAAGTAACAGAAGAATTTCTGCAAGAAGCAATCGAATGCTATTGTGACAAATATGGTGTGAGCTGTTCCCTTAACGGCTATTACATCATGTTCATTCCCAACTTATTGGTGGGGAAAATCATTGAGTAATGTTATGCCTCAGTGATAACATAATTCGTTTTTTAAGGCTCAATCGAAACAAAAGAAAACGAGAGAAAAGAGGTAATAAATATGGAATTTAATGAAACCATCAAACAATTAGCCGAACGAGTATCTTTATTAAAAAATACAGTTTCGACAGAAGAAGCTACAAAAATGTCATTAATCGTTCCTATGTTCCAAGCTTTAGGCTATGACATATTTAATCCATTGGAATTTTGTCCGGAATACATTGCAGATGTGGGAATCAAAAAAGGAGAGAAGGTAGATTATGCGATTTTAAATAACGGAGAACCTCTTATCCTTATTGAGTGCAAGAGCTGTACTGAAAACCTCGATAAGCATGGTTCGCAGTTATATAGATACTTTGGAACATCCAAGGCTAAATTTGGAATTTTAACTAATGGTATTATATATAAATTTTACACAGATTTAGAAGAAATCAACAAAATGGATTTAGTTCCCTTTCTTGTTATTGACTTAGATAATTTGAAAGATTCTAGCATTAACGAACTCAAAAAATTCTGCAAAGCAAATTTTGACCAAGATAAAATCTTTAGCACAGCTGAGGAGTTAAAATACACTTCATTAATCAAAGATATGCTTGCAAAAGAATTCGACAGCCCTTCTGATGATTTTATCCGCTTTATTCTTTCTCACGTTTATGACGGACCTAAAACACAAAAAATAATCGAAAAATTTACTCCTGTCATCAAGAAAACTTTGTCTGCATATATAAACGAGGTTGTAAATAACAAAATATCTTCTGCCTTAGCTGTCGATGAACCTGAAGATCAAGAACCTGTAATTGAAATTGAAGCACCGGTTTCCAAGATTATAACAACTGAAGACGAAATCGAAGCCTTTTATATTGTTCGAGGAATCTTGGCAGGCACAATTCCTGTTGAAGACATTATTCATCGTGATACTGAAAGCTATTTTGGAATTCTTTATAAAGACAATAATAGAAAACCTATCTGCAGAATTAATTTAGATAAAAAGAATAAACAAATATTCATCCCAGATGCAAATAAGAAGTTCGAACGCTTTTATATTGACTCATTAAATGATATTTATAAATACAAAAATAAGCTTATTGCTGCAGTCAAAAATTACTTGTAAAAACAAATAATACAATTACCGCTGCCATCGAGCATATCGATGGTAGTTGTAAGGGTATTATCCCTTAAAAGAAAAACCGCCTCAGTGCTACCAACACTAAGACGGTCTCCTCATAATCAATATGAGGTCGTGTATAACGCATATATCCGAAGATACATACAACACTCGCGAAAATATTGTATCATCTTCGGCACCCAATTTCAAGGAACGCAAGTTCGTTGGGTGTTATTTTTATACGCAAAATTTCATATTTTTAACAAGGAGATGATATTATGCAGCAAAAATACGGTTATGGTTATGTCAGAGTTTCTACTGACAAACAAGAGGAGCTCTCTCCTGATTCCCAGGAAAAGCTTATCCGTGACTACGCAAAGAAAAACAATATCGTTATACTGAAGATTTTCTTCGAAATCGGTGTCTCCGGAAGATCTGCAGATAAACGTCCTGCATTTCAGGAGATGATTGCATCTGCCAAATCTAAGGAGCATCCTGTTGATGCTATTTTAGTGTGGAAATTTAGCCGTTTTGCCCGTAATCAGGAAGAGTCTATCGTATATAAATCTTTGCTCAAAAAACAGAATAACGTGGACGTTATCAGCGTTTCCGAGCCTCTTATTGATGGTCCTTTCGGTTCTCTCATCGAGCGAATCATCGAATGGATGGACGAATACTATTCTATCCGCCTTTCCGGTGAAGTATTTCGTGGAATGAAAGAAAATGCCATGCGTGGTGCGTTCCAAGCACGTCCACCGTTAGGATATAAAATCGTAGAACATGGAAAACCTCCTGTAATCGTTCCAGAAGAAGCTGATATTATTCGAATGATATTTGATAAGTACGTAAACTGCAGCATGAGTTTTTTCGACATAGCAAGGCACTTGAACAATCTTGGGCTTAAAACCTCTCGCGGGAAAGCCTTTGAATGTAGATCCATCGAGTATATAATTCAAAATCCTATTTATTGCGGGCTGATTAGATGGAATCGTACACATAATGCAACTAACAATATCAAAGATAAAGATGAATGGATTATTGTTGACGGAGAGCATGAAGCTATTATATCTAAAGAACTATTTAACAAGGCCCAGGAACGCTTCAGATTGACCTATAAGCCTTCTGGAGCTCGTCCCTCCTCTACTTATAGGCATTGGCTCTCTGGATTACTTAAATGCCCTGATTGCGGACGTACATTAACTGCAAATACTCTTTATCGTAGAAATGGTGTTGCCTACTCTTATTTTTCCTGTTATGGTTACAGTAAAGGAAAATGCAATAAGCCAAATGGAGTAAGTTCCCTTGTGTTAGAAAAAGAAGTTCTTCGTTGTATGGAAGAAGTTCTTAATTCAGGAGTCATTACCTATGAACTGCGAGAATATGTTCCAACAGAACGTGTAGATGAATGTTCTGTTATTCGAAAGCGAATAGATGAACTCATTCCAAAAGAAGCACGTATCAAAGCGTCCTACCGCGAAGGCATTGATACTCTCGAAGAATACAAGGAAAATAAACGACTTATCCAGGAAGAACGAGAACGTTTAGAAGCCCAATTAAATGAATTGCTAAATAACGATTCTAATCCGGCAAAAGACCATTCTACTATTATGCTTCAAAGAGTTCAGACCACTTATGAAATCATAAAATCTGATCAATACACTACTACTCAAAAAAGTGAAGCGTTAAAACAGGTCGTAGACAAAATTGTATATAATCGTCAAGAAGATTTGCTAGATATTTATTACTTTTGTTATATATAATTTTATACTTAAATCCTCGGAAACCCTTGATTTTACTGGGTTTCCTTAACTTTATAGGTTGTAGCAAAAAGGTTGACCATTTTGTTACGACCTATAAAGCACATTTTATATAGTAGAAACTCGTCTTTCTTAGTCGAAAATCCTCTTTCCTAGTCAGTATTATGTGAAATTATTCCATTTTGCTCTATTGTAAAATCATATTTTACACAGGAGAAAACCGTCATGGAAAGAGAACTTGAAAGACTACTATACAGAGCCGGTGTGCTTCGTACCTATGTAGGATACAACTACTTCATAAAAGCTGTTATGCTAGTTTATGAAAACCCTGTACGTCTACTTCATGCTTGCAAGGAAATTTATATCCCCATCGCAGAGGAATTCAATGCAGATCCTCGGTCTGTAGAAAAAGACCTTCGTACTGTTCGTGATGTCTTTATGAGGAACAACGGGAAAACGGTATTAAAAGAGATGGGATTTTTTATTTGGCACGAACGTCCTTATCCGCGAGAGCTCATAGAAATATTTGCAGCATACCTTAGAGCTAATTACAAGCAGAACGAGATCGATTCATGAGCACGATAAGAATTGACATAGAAACTGTCCTGAAAGAGAAAGGAATTAGTAAGACTCAGCTATGCTATGACTGCAGACTGCAGCGCACACAGTTAAATAACTACTGTAAGAATAAGATTTCAAGAATAGACTTGAATATTCTGGCCAAGATTTGCGAATACCTAGACTGTGAAATTGATGATATCTTAATACTGGAGAAATAGAAAAATCTTTCTTAAGAGGGACCGGGCGGGCAAGCACCACCCTCATTAAACCCGGTAACTTTCATTCATTTCCCTCTACTATATAGACACGCGAACTTCAAAAAACTTACGCGTATTTTAAAATATTTTTGTCAAATCAGAAAAAGCCCACCTCACAATGAGATGGGCTGTAATTTTACACTTCTTTGATAATTGCATCAAAGCCTTTTTCTTTTAAAGTTTTTACCAGTGCTTCTGCATTCTTTTTATCTTTGAATGCTCCAACCTGCACACGATATGTTACTTCGCTGGATGTGCTGGTTTCTTTCTTTGCCGTTGATTTCTTTTTTAAATTCAAGAATTCAATCAAGCCTTCTGCTATCGCTTTTGCATAGGCTTTCTGCCCTGCTGCGGACGTAATCACCTTATGGTCGCCCTTATTGTCCATGAAGCCACCTTCCACCAATACAGCAGGAATAC